AACAAGTCTGAAAAAGAATTTGATTCTCGCCTTGAAGCGCTATGCACCAAATTGCGCAATATGATATCCGGAAAGATGTCTTTTGAGAAGAAATTGATTCAAGATAAGTTTATGAGATTGTTGAGTATCAAAAATGACTATATCACCATGAAAATTAGCAGTGGAGTTCGAAAAGCTCCATTTGCTATCGAACTAGCAGGTGAAAGTAGCCAAGGTAAGACAACTTGTGGTGATCAACTAGTTGATGCTTTGTTAACTAGTGCTTCTTTGCCAATTGGAAAAGAGTATCGTTCTTCGTATAATGCTGGGGATAAGTTCATGTCGAACTGGTCAACAGATAAGGAAGTGATGTTCATTGATGATCTGGCGAATGAGAAAGCAGCATTTGTTGAAAGACCACCAACTCGTGTGATCATTGATGTTTGCAATAATCAGCCATTTTATGCCAATATGGCCGATCTTGATAAGAAAGGTAAAGTATTTGTTGAACCTTCTATCGTTGTTGTGAACACGAATGTCAAAGATTTGGATGCGAGAGTTTATTCAAATTGTCCGTACTCAATCCAACGTCGTATGCACGCCGTGATCACAGTTAAAGCCAAAGAAGAATTTCAGTTCATTGTTGATGGAAAGCCGCAAGGTATTGATTCATCGAAAATTCGAGCTAAATTTGGCAATGAGAAACCATTGTTTGATGATATCTGGCTATTGACTGTAGAAAAAGCTGTGCAACCTGAAAAACTCACTGGAAGTGCATCTTATGCTCCTATTGAATGGAGGGGACAGATACTTGAAAATGTTTCAATGCGAACTGTTATGCAGTACGTTATTGAGAAGTTTCATGAACACCGAGATGATCAGGATGACATTCTTGAGCGCATGAAAAGCCGAACTGATGAAATCACCCTGTGTGGTGTTGACGGATGTAAGCAAATTTGCGGATACTGTGATCTTCACAAGGAAAATTACAACAAACAATTTGGTCTCGAAATTTTGACTTCTGCTGAGAAAGCAGGTGGTATCGTGACTGATCGTTTAAAGAAAGATTTCTTTGGAGCTGACAGAGCTGTTGAAGGTGCCGCTTCGTTGGCCATGATTGGTGCAGCAAAGTACTTCTCTCGTTATTGGGATTGGATGTCAATTGTCCCAACGCCATGGTTGAACAATCAGCTTGTCCAAAATGCTTTGATGTTCTTTGATCAAGAGAAAATTCGGAAAACATACAAGA